AATTGTTTCATAATGTTTTGTTTTTAATTGTTATTTCTGATGCAAATATATAACTGTTTTTTGAATATAAAACTACATTAACAAAACTTTAACAAATAAAAAAAGCTACCTTTTACAGTAGCTTCTTAAAACAAAGAAAAACAAAAACAAAAATTTTAAAAAAATGTTAGCCTTTCCCACCTGACTACTAACTTGCAAATTACGCTTAATTATTTTGCACCCGATACCACAATACTGTAAAGTGTATTTGTATTCCCTTTAGTTTTCTTTACTTTCTAAAGCCAGTATTTTAGTATTATAATATTCTATCATATCAATTAAATCTACATCTGCAAATTTAACTATTTGTTTTGACTTAATATACATTTCTTGTGCTAAGTTATCACCAAGATATTGACTAAATTTATATTGTTCGCCTGAACGTGATATGTTGCACCCATAACATTGAACTCCAACATTAGTTTCTAACCAGCGTGTTGAATAATGCCTTCTACTCATAAAATGACCGCATTGTAATTTCTTCCAATGGTCTTTTTTACCACAAGTAACGCATATTGCAATATCAGATATAGCATCTTTTCGTCTTATATATTGACTAAAGATTGTATCTAATTTTATTACTAAACTTTTCCTTGTTGGCTTTTTCATATACAAATGTACTTTTAAGATATTAACATTTTTGTTAAAAACTTTATTTTAAAACAATAAGACTTTAATTTTAAAAAGACTAACTTTGCCTTGTCAAGTAACAAAAAACAAAATAAGTATTTTAAAGAAAATTCAAATAAGTTTTTAAAGATATATTAAAATAAGAAATTAAATTTTAACAAAATAAGCAAAGAAGATAACAAGGTTAATTGTGCTTACAAAACAAATCTAAATCTTTTGTATAAATAATAAACTACTGGAATTAAAAGTAACCACAAGTAAATAAAATAATTCTGTTTTTTATCTATTTCTTTTTTAAATGTTTTAACTGAAGTTTTAACTATTTCTTTTTTAACTTCATTCTTAAGCATTGTTTTTTTTTCAATATGTAAACTATTATCTTTTACTTTTTTGTATCTTAAAACAACGTTTTTGTACGTTATACCGTTTACTACAATATCTTTTAAAGTGTCTAAAGGTGTTATAGTAAATTCATCAGTATAAATATCATTTTTAATAGATATATTTGTTTCTTCTTTTGTAACAATTTTAGTATATATTTGTGACAAACTATCTTTTTTAATTTCTTCTATTGCTACTTTTCTTGAACTACAACTAAATAAAATTAAACTAACTAAAATATATATCGGCTTCATATTTTCTTCTTCTTGTTAAACCTGTTACTTCTTTTTTATTTACTTTATTCCACTTTTTAAATTCTAAGACAATTAAAATATCATTGTGATTTTTATTTACTAATTTTAAAAGTGTACTATTCATAAAATTAGCTGTACCTATATTGTAGCAAAGACTTACACAAGCATTAAACTGATTTTGATTTAAAGGTGTTTTAACTAAATTAGAAACTTTAGAAGCAAATCTATCAGCAATTACTTTAAACATTTCAAACGCTTGTTGTTTGTTTATTTCTTTGTCTAACATTGTGACACGTTTGCCATCAGAATAATATGTGTTACCATATCCTATTGTCGGTACTTTTGCAGAACATAAATAAGGCTTAGAACTGAATCCTTCAAACTCTGTAATAAGTAAATATCCAGCATTATTTAGCTTCATCTTTATTATTTTTTTCTAATAAGTACCAACGTCTTAAAGTGTATCCTGTGGCAGCTATAAAAGCCAATATTTTCATTGCCGCATCTACATCAGTAAAAGATATTACAAAATAAGTGCCTGTAAATAATGATAATTTTAAATCTATAAAGTATTGTTTCATTTTCTTAATCGTTCTACTATATTTGTAATTCCTTCTATTCCTATGTAAGCAGTAGCAATAACAACCCAATCACTTGAGGTTAATTGACCGCTAAATAAACCCCCACAAGCTACCATAAAAACAAGTAACTTGCGAGAAATCCATTTACTTAATATTATATCAAATTGCTCTTTACTCAACGTTATATCCTAATTGCTCAAAAGCTAATTTTGAGTACAATTCCGCACTCGTTAAATCCTGTGCTTGTCCTTCTACTAATTCAACAGAAAACGCTCCTTGTTGAACATCTGTAAAGATTGCACCTGCACCATCTTTGTATGCTTCGTGACTTGCATAAGTAGCCGCTGCTATTTCTAACGTTATTCCATTTGCTCTTGCAGCGAACTCAACACGAACGTAAACACTTGGTAACTCTATTTCTGTACCTTTAATCAAAATTTTTTTTCTACTTGTAGCACTTACTAATAATCCCATAATTTATTTATTTATATACTTGTTATTGTTTCCCACGCTGATGCACCTCGTACACATAATTTTCCTAATGTAGTATCATAAACTACTAATCCACTTGCGGGTGTAGCTATTGCGTTTTTTTCTGTAGTTGTCATTCTTGGTGGAAGAAAACCTCTTGTTGTTGAATTTATAATTACCTGTGCTGATGGTTGAGCAGTGAAAAAACCAAAATAAGTTTGAGAACCGTTTTCTTGGGTGGTATATGAACCAACTAAAGCCCCTTTTGACGCAGCTCTTGAACCAATTATAATTGGATAGTTTTGTGTTTTTGATGCTCCCTCAGTATATCCATCAATCCAAAAATAACCTGTGCCATTGTTGTACATTCTTCCACCTTCCAACGCAGTTGCACTTGAAAATCCGATTGTAAAATCACCGCTTCTTGTCGACACACCTTGATTTGATACAACCCCAATCCGAAAACTTAACTGATTTGCAGAACTAAGTCCGGTAATAGTATTATCTCCGTTAATTCCAACATTCCCCAACCCATTAACAGTCATTAAATCACCCGTATCAGCACTATTCTTAACCCGTAAAGCTATGTCAGTTGATAACGCTCCAGGAGCTTTGATTTGAAGTTTACCTCCATTGTCTGTTGTGGTGTTGATTAAGGTGTTACCTGTTGTTGTCATTCTCATTCTTTCTATTCCATTTGAATAAAAAGTACTAAAAAAACCACCCGAAGGAGCATTCCACCTACATTCCCCAGTTGCAGAATCAGAAGCAATTTGGAAAAAACCAAGTTGGAATCTCATCCACCCATTTTCTGCTCCTCTTGTAAATTTTAATGTAGCATCAGTTCCACTTACTGAAGTTGAAGTTAAATAATGATTTCCTAAAGAAGTATATAAATTAAACCCGCCTTTTGTTTCTAATCCTACAGTTGGTGAATTCGTTCCAATACCTAACCTATTATTCGTATTATCCCAAAAAAAGTTACTATTTTTTTGTGCTATTGTAGTACCATCTGAAAATAAAACTGAACCCGCAGTTAATGAAGGTAATTGAAAAGGTGTATATCCTAATGCACTTGCAATAGTTTTAGGCTTCCATAATAGCGTTGGTGTATCATAAGTTAAAACCTCATTATTATTTGGTGCAATAGCTGATACATTATGCAATTCCTCTAATTCGTAACCATTATCTACTTTAACAAAAATCTTACCTTGCGTAATATGTGCATATTCTACAAATCCAATTATAACAGTATGTATAGGTGCAATAGGTTTTATATTCGTAGCTTGTCCCGCAATTGTTCCACTTAAATATAATACATCACCATCTGACCAAGTTTCTCCTTGTAAACTTCCCGTTGTATTTATCTGCTGAACTTGCCCGCTTGTAGTAATAAAACCCTCTTGATTGTTTGCAATAGTTTCAGTTACTAAACCTAAAGTTGTAGTGCTGTTTAAATCATTATTTGCTAAAGCTAAATCTACTTTTGGCCGTTGTCCTTGTGCTCCTGTAACTCTTACAATTTGATAATTTGCTTCTAATAAAGTTATATTTGTAGCTGTTTTATTTACTACTCTTGCAACTGTTTCTTGACCTATTTGTAAAGTTACCGCACCACCTTTTAATTTTAAATCTAAAGTTCCTGCAGTATCATTCCAAACCATTGAACCAACTCCTGTCGGTGCATTTGTAGGTGTTAAATCAAATTCTAAGTTTCCTAATTGAACTCCAAACTCTCCTAAATTTACGTCTTGCGTTGCATCCGTATAAGGTACAAAACCTGTAACAGCAGGAATATCATTTAACGTTATAAATGGATTTACTCCGTCTTCACCATCGTTTATTAAATCTGAAGTTTTAGTAACAGGTGAACCTGAAATACTATTAATATTTACAGTAGTTAAATTAGGTGTAACATCAATGTTTATAGTTTCAGTTGTTCCTGTAATATTAACATCAATTACTTCAGTAGTTATAGCTGGATTTATAACTATATTTTCAATAGTTTCATTAACTGTAATGTTTACATTATCCATACCTATCTTGTTATATCACATTTTACAATAAAATCACCATCAATCCAAGTTTTAACATCACCATTAGAAAATGTTATTTCAATATCATAAACATAATTGAATTCAGGTATATTAATAATCTGTTTGTTAATCTTAAATAAACCACCAGCAGCATTAGTTATAGTTAAACCTGCACTTGCTACAGTTGTAAAAGATAAAATAGATATTCCATTACATTCTTTTTTAATTTGCATCTTAATAACTGCACCTGTTAAATCTAAAGCTACAGTATTTTTAACAACTGCAAAATTAACCGCTTCAAATGTATCTCCTTTTATATGTGAAAAATTTAAACTCATATCTTTTTATCTAATTTATTTAAGAAAATTTCTAATTTCTTTACGTTTACCTCTTTAGGTTTATATGTTTCTTTTACACTCATAATATTACAAAACCCAACCGCCAAAATTAGCGTCTTTATCAGGAAATACATCAGCATTTGAATTACTATTGTATTCAGGAAATGAAGATTGGTTAAAAGTCATATAATCAATGAATCTATTTGTATAACTTTGTGCTACATCACGTTCTTTTTCAATTAAGAAATCAATTTCATTCTTTTCAACTGTTGTACTGTTTTCAGAATTATGTTTAAATACTCCTTTTGAAGATACTTTATACGCTGCATAAGGTAAAAACTCTACCATAGCCCAATGTATTACCATTGGTTTAATATATACGCTTAAAAGTGTTGTGTATGGACTTGCTAAGTTACCTGCTACAATACCATCATTAATTTTGTTATATAGTTTTGTACCTAAGTAATTCTGTATATGTAATTGTTGTGCTTGAAAAATATACTGTGTATAAATATCAGGGTCTAAATTACCATTTAAATTAGTGAATTTAACTATATCGTTTGTCGAAATAAAAAGTCCTTGTGCCATATTTTAATTAATTTGTATATCCCATTTTGTCCCAATACTCTTGTGTGAATCCTTTTGTAGGCATATCACTCGGCTTCATTGCTACTTCTTTATCATTTCTAATTCTATAGCCATATTTTTCAGCAGTTGCAATACTTAAAGGTTTTGCATTTGGATTTGTAGGGTCTATTTTAGTTTCAAAACTTGCATAAGTTCTTCTTAACCATTTATGTTCGCATCTCGGTCCACCTTTGTATAGCCATATAGAATATATATCAGAACCTTTAGGTCCAAAACCTGAATTAACAACTTGCGTTTCCATATTAACTATATCTTCTTTTCGATATACTTTTTTAGAATTAACCATTTTATTACAAAATTCTCTTTCACCTGATTCTTTACCACTATAAACATATCTTGTGATAAATTGAACACCATCAATTACTTTATCTTGTTCAGGACTTTTAATGTTTGGTCTTGCAGTTCCTGTAGAAGTAATGAATTGCCACATTTTAGATAATGTGCTTTTCTTTTTATTATTTAAAGAATTAATTTCTAAATCTAATTCATCTTCAGTTTCATAATCTACTTCTGTTTCATCAATTAAAAACCATTCGTCACCTAAAACTTCACCTTTTTCAATTAACAAATCAGCATTACTATCTGAACTCATTTTAACACCAGTTTCTTCTTCTGTTGTTTCTGCGTTCATTCCTGATATATCTACAAATTCTAAAGGTTGTATTGTTTTAAAATATAACTTTAATGATATATTATTAATAGCTAAAATTTCATCTAAGGCATCAGTTATTTCTAATTGATATGGTTTTATTACTATGTTGTCAAATAATAGCGTAGCAGTCTTTATTTCGTCTGCATTGTTACCTAAACCACCACCTGTTTCACGAATTCCTAATAACATAGGTGATGTAACTCTATGACCTACAATTAGTTTTTCAAAACATTCTTTAGATAAATATTCGTAATGTGCTGGTGCATCATTTAAAGGTAAATCTTCAACTGTAGTTTTTGATTCAGCATTAGCATTAAAAGCAATAATAACTTTTTCACCTCTTGCACCTGTTAATTTACCAAGTACATCACGTTTCATTTTATCACGCATTTCCTCAGTAGGAATACCATTATTGAAATTGATTACTTTCGTACCACTAAAACCATTCTGACAGTCATTGATTTGATAATCTGCAATGTTTTCTTCAAGCAAAGCATAAGGCAAAGAACCTGAATAATCTATTGGACTATAATAGTCAAATCCAGAAACATAAGGGTGTAAAATATAAAGTTCAACTTCATTACCATTACCAAAACCAAAAGCAGGAATCTTTTTTAGTTCTTCACTTGGCTTCTTTTTAGTCCAATCAGGGTGATAATACCAATTTTCTATTTGTCCTTTATCATTACATTTTTCTGCTCTTAATGTATGCATAGGGAAATGAAGCACTTGTTTAACTTGTTTCTTTTCCATTACAACTTGCATAGCAGCCATTCCTAAAAGTTTTCTTTCTAAAGCTATTTTCTTTAAATCAGAATCTTTTATAATAGATTTCATTTGTGCATATTCATTTGGCTTTTTATTAGAATCTAAAGCATCTAATCCTT